GCACCATCATCGTAGGCGACTATGAAAACGGCAATATCTACGCTTTTGATCTGGATGTGTACGCAGACAACGCCCAGCCCCAAAAGTGGCTGCGGTCTTGGCGTGCCTTGCCTACGGGCAAGAATGACCTGAAGCGTACCGCGCATCACAGTCTGCAACTGGATGCCGAATCTGGCGTTGGCCTGCCAGGTATTGACCCACTGGATTTCTTTGGGTCATTGCTGACTGAGGATGGCAATTTTCTGATTACAGAAGATGGCGTCTACATTGAGGTCACCACGCCTACTGTACAAGGTGCCAATCCTCAAGTCATGCTGCGTTGGTCGGACGATGGCGGCCACACTTGGTCTAATGAGCATTGGGCCAGCATGGGTGCCACGGGTGAATACGGACAGCGTATCTTCTGGCGGCGTCTTGGCATGACCATGAAGCTGCGTGACCGTGTGTATGAAATCAGCGGCACAGATCCGGTCAAGATTGCCATTCTTGGCGCTGAACTGATTGCCAGCGGTACAACGGCATGACCACGCAAAACCTCACGCAAATGCCAGCCCCGCGGGTGCCGCTTATTGATGAGCGCACCGGGTTGATGGCGCGTGAGTGGTATCGGTTCTTTATCAACATATTCAACCTGACCGGCAACGGCAGCAACGTCACGTCGCTGACTGATCTGCAGGTTGGGCCGCCAAATCAAGACTCCATACAAACTACTGGAATTGATGCGCAGCCACCAATCGGCACAGAGGCATTGTCTCAAATTGCGTCACTGGTTAGTGACACGCAACTGAGCAACTCCAGCGAGATACTGGCGCAGTTGGCAACCTTGTCTGATGAAGTGCAGGCAGCACTTATACAGCCGCCAATGCAGGAAATACAGCATTTGCATTACGGTGCGTTTCACGACACCACCAGCCAGACTGCTGCGGCCATCAATACGGCGTATGCCATGACGTTCAACTCCACTGATTTTTCAGATGGCGTTGAAATTGGGTCGCCAACATCACGTATCATCTGCCGCAACATTGGCGTGTACAACTTTCAGTTTTCTGCCCAAGCCACCACAGGCAGCGCATCGTCGCACTATATGTATGTGTGGCCGCGAATTAATGGTACTGATGTGCCTGATTCTGCAACCAGGGTGGAATTTAAAGGTGCTGGCAATGACCAAGTATTGGCGTGGAACTTTTTGCTGAGAATGCAAGCTAATGATTATTTTGAGTTGATGTGGAGCGCAACGGATACGTCTATCCAGTTGGCGTCGTATGCTACGGCGTCACCAGCTCCAGCAATTCCTTCTATTATTCTGACCGTTACTGAGGCCACGATATGACCGCAACCCTTACACCATCTGCCAAACAGCAGTTCTTTGATGCCAATGGCAATCCGTTGGCTGGTGGAAAGTTGTACACCTACACGGCAGGCACTACTTCGCCAGTTGTCACCTATGTTGACTCGGCAGGCGTCACCACTAACACCAACCCCATCATTCTGGACAGCCGGGGTGAGGCCAACGTATGGCTGGGTACAGGCACGTTTAAGTTCAAACTCATGTCGGCCACCGATGTTGAGATCTGGACTGTTGACAACATTCCTGGCGCTCCATCGTCTAACGCTGCATTGGTAGCCTTGGCCGCATCCAATGGCTCTTCACTGGTTGGGTTTATACAGTCAGGCACAGGAGCCGTCGCAAGCACTGTTCAGACCAAGCTGCGTGAGAGTGTGAGTGTGAAGGACTTTGGGGCTGTGGGTGTCGGCGACGAGACAGCGGCAATACAAGCCGCACTTACTGCTGCTACTGGCAAATCTTTGACGCTCAACCCTGGTGTTGAGTACACCATCAGTGCAACGCTCAACGTTCCCGCTGGAACGACCATCATCGGCTATGGGGCAACACTCAAAAACGTAACTACCCACATAACCCTGCTATCACTTGCGACAGGCTGCAAGGTATTCGGGTTGAAGTTCATTGGTGCGGGGAGTGCATACAACGCATCAGGATTCGCAATTCGTGCAATAGGAACCAGAAACGGAGTGGGGGTTGCGCCGACTTATTTATCCGACATTACCGTACAAGATTGCATCATTACAAACTGTGGCGCATATGCAATTGAGTTTGAGTATGTGGCAAGGTCTTTTGTTACTTACAACACCATCCAAAATGTTGGGTACTCTGGTGTATTTTGTTTCTCTTGCGATTCCGTACTTGTTGAAGGAAATTACATTGATGGGTTGGCGGGTGAAACCGTGTCAGGACAACTGAATGCCTACGGCATCACCTTTACGTCTTTGATTAGCGCCACTGATCTAGTGCGCGACCCACAATCTCAATACTGTCGTGCCATCGGTAATTTGATTCGCAATATACCAACGTGGCATGGAATGGATACGCATGGCGGGACACATTGCGATTTCATTGACAACCGAGTGGAGAACTGTCGTCGCGGAATCATTCTAACCAACCTAGTAACTGTCGGATCAAGTTATTGCTCTGTGCAGGGCAACACCATAATTAACACACTGACAGGCACCAATTCAAACGGCTCGCAAAAACAAGGAGAAGCTATTTGGGATATTGGCCCAAGCGCGGCAATCCGAAACAGTAGAAACAGAATTACAGGTAACAGCACTTACCAAAACGGTGATCCTACCGCAACAAGCGCGGCCATTTGGATCGAAAACGCTAACGAGGGTAGCGTAGACAATAACTGGATTGATGAGCCCTACACAAACGGCGTTTTGATTAAATCTAATGTCCAACGATACACAGTTTCTGAAAATACGATTGTTGATCCAAAAGGCCCAGGTATTGCAGGCGGTGGGCCTACTGATTTTCCAGCGGGGATCAACTTTAATGGAGCAGATTTTTACACCATTGACGTTGTAGGAAACACTATTGCTAGGAAAAACGCATCGGCTGACGTAAAGGTTGCAGAAATTGGAATAGTTACGTCAAGTACAGCGTTGAAATCTATATTTCTAAACAACAATTCTTTTCAGAGCGTTGTACTGGATTTCTTTTTTCCCAATGTCACGGGGCTTACAGGTAGTTTTTATGGATCGTTTACAGCAACGCTCACGGGACTTACAACCGCGCCGACGTTCACTGTTAAATACAGCATTTCAGATAAGTCTGTTGTCCTTTCTTGGGATGCGACTACTACCGGAACCAGCAATTCAAACGCGCTGACTTTTACAGGAATGCCGACGTTTTTAAGTCCATCGTCTACTGTGTACGCAATTACGAGAGTTACAGACAACAGTGTTGCCGAATTTGGAGTTTCGCTTATAGACAACGCAGCGTTGGTGACATTTTTCCGTGGTGCGACACTAAACGCATTTACAACATCAGGAACAAAAGGGTTGCCACCCAATTCGATAAGTTATCTTTTGTCGTAAATCCTTTATTTGTACTTCATAACGTGACCCGCACCCCATGCTACCCCTCCTAACCCTCCTCCAGCTCCTAGACATCTGGACAACGCACAAGTGCTTGTCCCGACAAGGCACGGTTGAGAGCAATCCAATCCTAGCCAAGCTGTTCGGCAAGATCGGCGTCCTGCCTGCGCTCATCCTGATGAAGGGCAGCTACATTGCGCTGCTCTGGTGGGCTGAGAAGTACGTGCCTGTTGAACTGTTGTATGCCATCGCAGCGTTCTATTGCTGGGTGGTCTGGAATAATCTACGTATCTTAAGGAGTGCAAAGTGACGTTAAATAGTGCATCCACTATGAAACATTCTTTTAGCAGCTACGTAAGCGGCACTTGCTTCTTCTATTGTGTTAAACGTACCTAAATAATTTTTGGTATGGTTATGCGTTATTCTTGCAGCAAACTTAGCACCATTTTTGAATGTGCCAAGCACTCCAGTAGACTTGTTTCTTCGTTGCGCTTTGCGTTGATTTTCAAGGTTTATTTGTTTGGCAACATCTCTAAGATTCTCAAAACGATTGTCAGATCGAATGCCGTTAATGTGATCAATCTGACCTTGCGGCCATTCTCCGGTCATGTACAGCCACGCAAGTCGATGGCATTTGTACAATTTTTGATCAACAGATGTGACGAGGTATCCTTCATTGGAAAGACTTCCAGAAATTTTTCCTTGTTTGACGCCGGATTGTTTAAGGCGACGCATAAAAATCCCGGTTTCTGGGTTGTAATTAAGCACTTCTTGAAGTCGTGTTTGAGTCAGCATCCTGGAACTTTAACACATTTTGAAAGGTCATAACATGACAGTTACAGTTCGCGTACTTATCCCGGCAAAGACTGCCGAGAACAGTCAAACAACTCAATACACGGCGTCCAACGTCACCACGATCATTGACAAGTTCACAGCGACCAACTACTCGGCCACTGCTGCAACTTTGAGCATCAACTTGGTGACGGCGGCTGGCTCTGCTGGCAATGACAACTTGATCACAAAAACCAAGACGCTACAGCCGTCTGAGGTGTACACTTTCCCTGAGATTGTGGGCCAGGTGCTGTCACCCAGCGCTTTCATCTCCACGATTGCCGGGACGGCCAGTGCGATCAACATTCGGGCTAGTGGGCGGGAGGTAAGTTAAATGTTTCAATATCTAATTCCAGCCGCAGCATCTTTAATTGGCGCTGGTATGCAATCCAGCGCAGCCTCTAGTGCTGCTGCCACACAAGCCGCTGCTGCTGATCGTGCTGCTGCTCTTCAAAAGGAAATGTTTGAAAAGCAGATTGGTCTGCAAGAACCTTTCCGGCAAGCTGGTATGGCCGGTCAGAACCGGTTGATGGAATTGCTTGGTTTGCGAATGCCTGCTCAAGCTGGTGTAAGTGGCGCTCCTGCCATGCGTTCTGAGGCTGATTTGCGTAATGCTTTGGCATCGCAATACACAACGCCAGCATCTACCAGAACTATTGGTGGTCGTGAAAGCGAATATACCGTTGATGTTCCTGCTTCTGTAAATGAAGCCGGTCTTGCCGCTGCCATTCGCAATGCTCAAGCCCAAGATCAAGCGGCACTAACTGCTTATCAAGCTCAACAAGCACAAGCCGCGCCAAGTGCAGACTTTGGCAAGTATGCCCGTGACTTTGGAATGTCTGACTTCCAAGCGGATCCAGGCTATGCCTTCCGTTTGGCTGAAGGTCAGAAAGCGTTGGAGCGTACAGCAGCAGCCCGTGGTGGCTTGTTGTCTGGTGCAGCGCTCAAGGCGGCTACGCGATACGGTCAAGAAGCTGGTTCGCAAGAGTTCACCAATGCCTTTAATCGGTATCAAACCAATCGAGCCAATCAGTTGAACCCGCTGCAAAGTCTTGCCAACCAAGCGCAAACGTCTGCCAATACTATGGGCAGTGCGGCTGGTCAGTATGGCTCCAATGTTGGCAATCTATACTTGGGCCAAGGTGAGGCGCAAGGCAATGCGTTGCTGGCTGGCGCTAGATCCAGAGGGTCTGCATACCAAGGAATTGGCGAACTGTATGGACGCACTCAGCCTAATTTTGGTTCGTTGTTTAATACCAGAATTCCTGGCACGGAAATGTCGCAACAAGATTATGCTATTGCCAGTGGCGGTTATTAAGGATTCATCATGGCTTTGAATTTCGGAATTCTTGATCTTGATGCGCCAGCCAAGATTGCTGGTAGTGTTTATGCTGGGCAGCAACAACGTCAGCAGAATGAGTTGGCCCAGCAACAAGCTGCTATGCGTCAGCAAGAAATGGGAATGCGCCAACAAGAGTTTGGATTGCGCCAACAAGAGGTTGCACGACTAGACGAAGATCGCAAACTCAAACTTGCCAATGCCGAGCGCCGTAAGCAGTTTTTGACCAATCTTTCTTCTCAAATGGAAAAAGGCGGTCACAAACTTGACCGACCAACGCTTGGTCAAATGTTGCAATTTGGCATGGAAACTGGTGAAGATTCGCTCATTCAACTAGCAACCAAAGGTATGCAGGCACTGGATGAGCAAGAGCAATTCCAAGCTGAAATGGGACGATTTGCACCTAAAGCCGCGCCTGTTGCGCCTGCTGTATCTGGTGCTTTGGGTTCAGGCACTTTTGGCATTACGCCAGCACCGGCAAATGCTTTGGCTCCTGCCGCAGCGCCAGTTGCAGCAGCACCAACAAATGCGTTAGCTGGTGGGTATAGCCGTTCTCAAATTGAACAGATGCTGGTTAGTCCGAATGCGCGAGTTCGGGATATGGGCAAAAACCTGTTGGGGGCTTTGCCGAAGGAAGATTCAAGGTACAACGTACCTGGCGTTGGGCTTGTTGATGCCGCAGGAAAAGTCATAGTGTCGTCAACTTCTACTCCTAAAAACATAGCCAACATCAATCCCAACGACTTTACGCCTGCATCTATTCAGAAGTTTAGTCAAAGCGGCAACTACGCAGATTTGGTTTCAAAAAAACCTGTTGGCACTGGTGAAGGCGCTGCAACAAAAGCTCCAGCGGGTTATCGGTTTACCAAATCTGGTGATTTGGAGGCTATTCCTGGTGGGCCTGCGGCTGGGAAACCATTGACAGAACTTCAGCAATTGAAATTGAAAAAAGACTTTGCGGCTGACACCACAAACGTAAAATCTTCAATGACGACGGCTGATGAACTGGAAAAATTGACTGATGAATTGGTTGGTAATCCAGACAAAAAATTACCTCCACATCCAGGGTTAAGTGGGATTACAGGTTGGTCTGCCCTTTTGCCATCTGCTCCAAGTGGAAATGCCATAAAAGCCGAGCAAAAGTTAGAAACTTTCAAAGGCAAAATTAAGGCTTTGGGTCGGCAACTTGCTTCTCAAGAAGGCAAACTTGGAAATATGGCAGTTCAAGAATGGAAAATGGTGTCTGATGCTGTTCAAGCCATTGATCCTAAAGCTGGAAATCTTGATGTTCAAATGCGTGATGTTGTTCGTCAAGCCCGAGATTTAGCTGGACGAATGCAAGAAAAATTTGATCTAACTTATGAAGATCAAGCTAGACCGGCAGCACCATCTCAACCTCCTGCTGTAGTACCCGAGAGAGCTTTTAAGCCAGCAGTAGTGCAAGGTACTGGTGGCTTCAAATATCTTGGCAAAGAAAGCAAATAATGGCTACAAAATACCGTGTTCAAGGCCCAGATGGCGCGGTTCATGTATTTGAAGGCCCAGATGACGCCACTCCTGCTCAAGTAGAAGCATTTGCTGCTCAGACTTTTGGCAAATCGCCTGCCGCCCCATCTGGCATTCCCGGCCCTCGTCAAGAACGTGGGTTTTTTGAGTCAATTGGCGCTCCAATTCAGGCATTGTCTGAAGGCATTATCAAAGGTGGCGGCAACATCATGTTTGGTGGGCAGCAACTTGTTGGTAAAGGACTGCAATCGGTTGGTGCAACTCAAGCCGGTCAAGCCCTTATTAGTGATGCCCAACGCCGCCAAGCTGAAACTCAAGCGCGTGTAGCGCCGTTTAAGCAAGAATACCCAATGTTCACGGGGGCTGGTGAACTTGGGGCTGAAGCCACCATTACCGCACCTTTAGGCGGCATAATTGCTAAACCTTTGGCTGCTGCTGCTCAGTATGCACCCGCAACTGCGCGATATATCACTCCAGTTGTCAATGCCTTGCGTTCATCTGGTTTTAGTTCCGGCATACCAGTTGCAAAAGGTGTGCCAGTAGCGACACGCGCTGCTGATATTGGTGCGCGAGTAATTGGCGGTGGTGTAACTGGTGGTGCAACTGCTGCGCTTACCAACCCAGAAGAAATTGGCACTGGTGCAGAAATTGGTGCTGGCTTGGCTGTCGCTGCACCTCCTGTAGTAAAAGCTATGGCTAAAAGCGCAGGATTTCTTAAAGACGCTTTTACTGGTCGATTGGCAGAAGTTGGCGCTGGAAAAATTGCGCGAGATGTTGCTGGCGATAGGATTGGGGCTATTCGAGCAGCATTGATGGCGTCACCGGCTGATGTGACAGCAGCACAAGCCACTTCCGGTGTGCAGCGCAATGCTTGGCAAGCCTTGGGTGCAATGACCAGCAAAACCGATGATGTTTCTGCTGTGCTTAAACGTCAAGCAGCCGATGATTTAGCACAACTACAGCGCATGGCTGAAGGCGGCAATGAAACAGAAGCACGGGCGGCGTATGAACAGTCAATCAAACGGCTGAATCAGTTGACTGCCGATATGCGGAATGTTGAGTTGCAAGCCGCAAATCAAGCTAATCAAACCATCAATCGGTTGGCTCCACAAATGCAGCAACGTCAAGCAAGCATGGTAAATGCGTTGCGTGAAGGTATGCCTATGGGTCAACCATTGCCGGGTCAAGCAACAGTTCATGCTGGTACTGAAGCGGCTCAACAGCGTGTGTTGCAACAAGGTGGAAAACCTGGCTGGTTATCTTCTGGTACTCGTTCTCAAGAGTGGCAGCAAGCATCTGATGAGTTTGCAAACATTGCTAACCAACGTCGCGCTGAAGCTGGGTTTATTGAACGTCAAATTGGCAGTTTGGAAGACTACGGCTTGCGTCCATTGGATGCTGGTGGAATTACGGCAGCGATTGACGCCAAACTTTCTACACCAGGACTTCGTGCAAGTGGCAACATGACAAAAGTGTTGTCTGCTGTCAAAGATGACATTGCCAATTTGACAGAAAAAGGTGGCGGCGTCATTGACGCGCACGATCTGTACACCCTCCGCAAAGAAGGTATCAACGAAAGGATTGCTCAAATTCTTGGGCAAACAGATCCAAAAGTTAGCGCTAAAGTAACGCGCAAAGTGTTGGAAGAAGTCAGGCCATTGATTGATGACGCTATTGAAAAAGCAGGGGGCACTGGCTGGAAGGATTACCTTAAAACGTACTCGCAAAATATGCAAGCTATTGACCAAAAAGCAATGGCTGCACAGGCTGCAAAGCTGTTTGAAAACTCGCCACAAGAATATATGCGACTTGTGCGTGGCAATAATCCTGATGCCGTGGAAGCTATTTTTGGCCCCGGCAGCTACGACATTTTCAAAGAGATGGGCAGCAAGATGCCTACGCTGGAGAAACTGGCTTCCAACATTCAGCGCACTAGCGAAATGAAAGAAGCAGCAGCCGCAGGCACGGAAGAACTTGGCAAAATTATTGGTGCCGATTCTTTCCGTTTGAGATTTCCAAGTCTTTTGAATCGTGCAACTACAGCCGCCAACTTGACATTGGACATTCTGGAAAAACGCTTGGACAAGAAAATTTTTGCCGAAATGCAAAAAGGTATGTTGTCTGGAAAAAGTGCTTTGGAAATGTTGGACACATTGCCATCTGCCGAAAAAAGCAAAGCATTGCGTGCGTTGGCTGATCCCACTTCTTGGGGCAAGACTGGTGTAATTTCTGCGAGAATTGCCACAAGTCAAGAGCAACCCAAAAACGCACTTGCCCCAAACTCGAAATCTCGCAACGCACTGGCTGAATCACCATGACCGACGACGACTTCAAACGCCTAGAAGCCAAAGTAGACAAGCTAACAGACGCCGTTGGCAAGTTGATTCTGTTTGAAGAACGTCAGGCCAACCAGGGTGAGCGCATTGGGTCGGTAGAGGCTCGGTGCAGTGTTCATGAGACTTCCATCAACCGGATTGACCGCAAGGTGGATCAGTGGGTGAATCGAGGTATGGGCGTCTGGGCAGCAGCAGCAATTGTGTTTGCCCTTATCCAGTTCCTGCATAAATGACACCTCACTTCAGCTTGGCAGAGTTTACGCAGTCTGACACTGCGGCCAGGCTGGGCATTGACAACACTTTGCCTGATGAACTCTATGACAACGCGCTCAAAACCTGCGAGATGTTGGAGCGAATCAGGTTCCATCTCAACGCGCCTGTGGTCGTCACTTCAGGATACCGCTGCGAGGCTCTAAACAAGGCTATAGGCTCAAAACCGGGGTCAGACCATACATTGGCCTTGGCTGCTGACATAAAGGCTCCAAAGGCTGGTTCGCCATCCAAGGTGGCGAAAGAGTTGGCGGCTGTCATTGATGTGCTGGGGATAGGGCAGCTCATACTTGAATTCGGGTCATGGGTTCATGTCAGCGTCGCCCGACCTGAGAAGGCGATTAACCGGATCATTACGATTGACAAGAATGGCGTGAGGGCTGGCATATGGATCCAATAAGCATTTTGCTTGGCTTGGGCGGCAAGGTCATTGACCGGCTATGGCCTGATCCAGCACAGCGCGATGCAGCCAAGTTGGAATTGCTCAAACTTCAACAGGCCGGTGAACTCACCGCAATGGTTGAGCAACTAAAGATCAACCAAGCTGAAGCCCAGCATCCCAGCGTATTCGTAAGTGGCTGGCGACCGGCTATTGGCTGGGTATGTGGCTTGGCCTGTGCATGGAACTGGATTGGCCTGCCTGTCGTCAAGATGGGGCTGGCAGTCTATGGCAAGCCTATTGATCTGGCACCGGCAGACCTGACTGAGATGCTACCGGTGCTAATGGGAATGCTGGGTCTGGGTGGCCTGCGTACCCTTGAGAAGCTCAACGGTCGCGCAGCCAAATAGCCTAGGCTTTCACAAACACGCCATTGGGTAGCAGAGTACCCTTGCGGTCTTTTATTTCGTTGTAGGCCCCTTCCAGGCACTCTGTGAAGTCAATGTCCAGCAGGGCGCAGACGGCTAGGAGCGTCACGGCGACATCACCAATTCCATCCTTGATGGCTGGCATATCCCGCTTGTTGATGGCGTCGGCCAGCTCACCTATCTCGGATACCGTTTTCAGGAACTGAGCCGCAGGCGTGCTGTTGGGCACGATCTGTCGGGCCTCCAGCCACTGAACCACCTTCATTTCAATTTGTGCGTAGCTCATTTGATCCTCTTCTGTATTTCGCGGTCAATGTACCAACGGGCTTTTCGCAGATCTTCCACTGCGTCATTCTTCAGATCTGCACGCCAGATGTATTTGACGGCATTGCCCAGGTTAAACCCCATGTGTTCAGTCACCTGAATGCACTCTATGCCTGAAGGGTGGCTAGTGTAATGTTTAGGACTGTTGACGTTATCACTCAATTGATTCTCTCCTTGTCTCGATTGCGTTTAGGCAGCGGTAGCCAACCCATGTAGAAGCCGTTGTCATTCCAAGGCCCAGTGGTGTGTACGCCACCTTTGGTCAGCAGCTGTACCTTCGCACCCTTCAGCGGCTTCGGATCGCCTGCTGCTGGGTACAGATACTCGCCGCCTTCAGGGCCTGCTTGGTACTTAAATTCGGTCACTTCTGCGCCTCGCTGCTAGTTCCTTCTGGTACTTCGCTGCGTAGCTGAGATGTTCTCTAGCCCGGCCCCGGGCATCGTCACGTTGCCGTGTTAGCTCTCTGACCTTGCGCTCAAGCGTAGCGATCTTTGCCGTCTGTACCTTTGTGTGTGCGTTGATAAGGTTAATGATGTCTTGTGCGAGTGTCATGGTGCGTTGTTGTTAAGTGGGTATGCCCAATTCATGGTTGGCTTAGGCATGTGAAATTCTATGTAATGCCGCAATTCAGCAATCTCTTCCAGCAACCGTGCGTTGATGTCAGCCTCTGATGTGGGGCGGTTAACTTTCAGACGTTCCGGAAAAGTAAGGATGTCTTCGTATTTCATACTTGCCCCCTTGCTCGGATGGCGGCGGCGCACCGCTCAATTGTTGGAAGATGTGTTAATGCTGTGGTGTCTTGTGGTAACGGGATACCCTCACACACCTTCGCACACGCCGCTCGTTCTTGTGCGGTAGCAAGCGCAAAGAACTTCTCAAGCTCTTCAATAGTGAAGCGAAAGGCATCCATGCCCCACGTTTCCTCGCACCCAGCATCCCGCGCCAGCGCAATGATGTCTTCCCTGCGGTCATCCAAGTAAGACCGCTCCTTCTGATATTGGTTGTGGTCTCCGCTCATTTCATCCCCTTTCCAATCTCAGCAGCAGCACGAACAATGGCTCGGCGGGTAGCGGCGTATGGGTCGTTGTCATGGGGCGCACAAGCAAACTTTTGCCTGTTGACTCCCGGCAAGTAATAGCCTGCCCATGCCTCCGGGCCATCTCCCGCCCCTTCGTAAAATTCAATCCTGCACTTCACCGCCAGCCGCAGCGCATCGCCGTCGTCTGTGAGGGGGTTCCACCGGACATAAGGTTGAATGATCCCCGGCTTTGGGTCGTGACGTGAACCGCCGCCGGTTTCAGAATACTTATACCCCGCAGCCTTCGCCGCTAGTTCTAGTAGTTCTTTGTTTTTCATCTCACCACCCATACGGCCTTCCCGCCTGTTTCCTCAAAATCCTGAGTTGCTAAACGAATGTATTGCTGTCCGGGTACGCCAGCAGACTGCACATAACCTTGGATGCCCCAAGAATTTAGCTCGGTAACTACAACCATGCAGCCTCCAAAAGTTTCTGCATCAGGGTTAACCTGAACGATGTCGCCTATGTTCATATCAGAACCCCCACGCAAGCATCAACAAATAAACCCCCACACAAGCACCGACAAAGCCGATACCTGCGAGGACATCGAGAACACGCCCGACAAAGGCGTCATGGTCTTCGCTCATTTGTTTTCTCCTGTTGCTTTCTCCATGAGGGCATACGCATACGCCTTTGCTTCTCGTCCATCGTCGGTGTGCCAGTCGCAGGTGATGTACATCCGATCCAGAGCATTCAACAACTCCTGATTCACCTCATGCAAGCGGCGCAGTTCGGCGGCGACTTCTTTGCAGCAGTCCCAACCAAGCATTCCATCCATCTTTGTAGCAAGCCGCAGGGCGGTAGGTTGTGTCACCACGGTGCCTCCTCATGATTGTTCGGGTTGAACGGTATTGGTTTGCTCGGCTGCGGCTTGGGCAGTTCAGTGGGGAAGGGCCACGTTGTCATAGCTGTCCTCCGTTTTGCGCCCATAGTGCTGCTTTGCTTGCCAAGAAAAAAGCCTCTGCACAAGTCAGTCGGCTAGACCTGATGTACAAGTCGCCGTCCTCGTCGTAGCCGCAGATCAACACATCTTGCAGATGATTGGACTCCGCATCAACAAGAGCGGATTCAATGGCTTGCTGTGCTGTCATCGTTGTGCTTGCTGGCAGTCGGATTAGATTGGTCATATCACGCCCCCGTCAGAAGAAAGGCAAACTTTGCAAACTTCACAAAGATGCCGAAGATGAACCCAGCTGCCATCGCGCAGATGGCTACGCCGAGGAAGATGCCGAAGATGGCTGTTAGCCACATGAATATTTCTTTCATGTTGACATCCCCCGGCTTGGCAAAATGAACGCCCGCAGCGAACCGGGGCGGGGTACGTGGGCCACCAGCGAACCGTGGAGGGGTACGTAGGTACCGTTGTCACCATCTCCGACCTTGTAGGTTTTGCGCTTAAAAATGTCGTCCTTTGCCGCCTCGACTTCACCGGGCAGCTTCTGCCGCTCGACGTATTTGCCCATGACTTGGCGTGCGTGTTTGGACAGTGTTTGCTTGGCCTCGGCAGTAACGTGCGCTGGGCCAGTCTTGGGCGGGGTTTTGAACAGCTTGGTCATGCTGCAGTCCTCCGCACTGGCTGGGCCAGCAGCCATTTGTTTCCAAGGAATCGAATAGACCGCACCCATGCACGCTGGTTGTGTCGGTCAATGTGTGGCACGCCACAGTTGAAATGTTGTCTCGCCCTGGTAAGCATATTTGTCTTCATGGTTTTTTTCCGTCTTTCAAAATTTCCAGCCGTTCCCGGTTGGCTCTGAGGGTGCAGTAGCGTTGGTGAATACGCTCCAGCATGGACACTCTGCGGTGTTTCAATCTTTCTTCATCAAGCAAAGCAAGGAGGTCTTCCTCACTGTAGCTCGTCAGATTTTTTTGGAAGGTTCTCCAAGTCAGCAATTTTTTTCTCCAGTTCAACGATGTGCATGCACACCTTGTTATAAGCCCGTGACGCACTGTTATGCGTCCGGGTGCGAATTGCAAGTTCAGCCTGTGCGGCCCTCAACTTAGCTTTGAGTTGGGAAAGTCTGTTCATGTTCAAAAGTTTATCACAATAAGTTATTTTTTCAACATCATTCCTGATGCTGTTCCTGGGTCAATCACAATCCAGCCGTTTTCGTGGGTTTCAATAATTCCAGCGTCAATCAGCTTGTTGATGTACCGAGCGTCCTTGCCATCAATCAAGTTGCGCCTAGAGCCTTCTGCGGCTGACTTTGGGAATGCCGCAATGCCATTGGTCACGGCGTAATCACGCATCACAGACTTGGTGAGATAAGGCACGCCACCACGCTCCTCAGCACCTGACGACCACCATGCCTTCTCAAAGTCCACAAACAAATCGCCATCGCTTTTCTTTTTGGTTGCTGGCACTTCACCCTTGATAACCACCGCACTGGTGACGGCCTCGCCATCCTCATCAAACCAGCCTGGTATCGCCACGGACTCAAGATCCACATAGACCGGCGCTGCCATCTCGGCGTCTTTGCTTTTGCGCTGCACAATCTCGATGGACTTGTCACCCTTGGCGGGTATCACGCTGATCTCAATGTCCAGTGCGCCACGCCATGCGGAACTGCCACGAGCACGGTGCTGGGCTTCCTCACTCACGCCAGTGTGGTGAACCAGAATCACGGTACAGCCAAATTCCTGCATGAGTGCAGCGCAGGCGTCCAGCATGGTTTTGGCGTCCTGGGCGCTGTTTTCATCGCCAGCCATGAACCGGTGCAGGGTGTCCACCGTAATCACATCCGGCTTGATCTTGAGCGCCCGAATAGACTCCACGACCTTGAGGTAGCCTTCTGGCGTATTCAGGTCAAGCCCTGACTTGCTGACCCACATATTCAAGTTGCTAACGCTGTTTTTATGCTTCCATGCGGCAATCCGTGAGCGCAGCCCGTGGTGGCCTTCACCGGCCAAATACACCATGTTGCCGGGTCTGACTTTGTGACCAAACCAATCTGCCTTGCCCGAGGCAATGTGCAGCATCCAGTCCAGCGTGACAAAGGTCTTACCGCCTCCGCTGGGGCCATGCACCATCACTAGCGCCTTGTCCTGAATCCAGTGCTTTACTAGCCACGCAATGGGCGCTGGTTGGTCTGAAAAGCCATCGGCATGGATAAGGTAGTCTGTCACGGGTGCGGGCGGCTTGAGCAGCAACGCCAGATCATGCCCTGCATGTACATAGTCATTGGCGTCCCCAAGAATGGGCGGCGTAATCATCCTCACGCCATACTTGGCGCTGGCCTGCTCGGCATATCGTTGCCCTACGCCACTGGCGTCATGGTCAGCCACAATGCAAATGTCCAGCGTAGGGTGGGATTCTTTCAGAATGCCCGTCACTGGCACCAGATTGCTGGCGCTGTAAGCCACGGCGCAGGGCTTGCCTGTCACCTCAGAGATAGTGGCCGCAGTGGCAAATCCCTCGGCAATGTAAAGCGTGTCGGCGTCATCCAAGGTGCCCAGCATCCAGAACATGGAGCCGGTGGCACCACCTGGGTGGTACTTCTTGTCGCCATCGCCTGCGATGTACTGAATGCTTGTAAGTTCCCCGTCAGAGTTGTACAGCGGCACCATCAGACGGCCATCGCCTGTGATACGTGCACCATGCGCCTTGATGCCTTTGCGCTGCAGGTAGGGATGCTCAGGGCTTGCTGCGCCAGCTTGTGACCAAATCAGATCCACCGTGTTAGCGGCAACCTCCCGGCTCTTTTTCTGATCTGCATCACGCTGGGCCTTGGCTTCTGCCAAACGGCGGGACTGTGCCATCTCCTCGGCCACTGTCAGGCTGCGGCCAATCTCTGCCTTCCAGGTCAACTCTACGCCTGAGCGCCAGCAGCCGAAACGCCCTGCCGGTACGCCATCAGAGAACACGATATACCAGCCAGGTTTATCATGCCCGCCCTCGCCTTTGGTGCCACTGTTGAACCTGTGCAGCTTGCCGTCAAGGTGTATGACTTCAGGGGGCTTGATGCCTACGCCCAGCATCGCATCGCGTAGCTGAATGT